TATTTTTTCAGACTACTAAAATCAACAACACCAGTTTTACTAGGTGCATTTCCACGGTATTCATACGTTAAGTCGTATGCTTCTTTCGTGCGTTGTTTTGAAGCACTGATTTCTTTAGCCGCATTAAGTAAAGCAGCTTTAACGCTGTCAGCATCTTGAACTCTATCAATTGCCGCAAAAGATTGCTGTAATTGTTTTCCTTCTTGATTAGATATGCTTCCCAATCCACTGCCCGCAGGAGATGACTGGCGAAGATTTTGCAGAGATTGAAATCCACCTTTTGCGATAATTTTATCGTACAAAGCTTGGGCTTCCCTAGCATCTTTTGTTAATGAAGGAGTCCTGCCATAAATAACACCAGTAATACCGCTTAATCCTTTGTGATTAGCCAAAGTTTCTAAATCTTTTGCTACAGAATCTGCTTCTGCTTCAAAAGACTTAAGTGCTAAAGTTGCTTTAGGATAAAGAGCTTCTCTTGCTTGCCTATCTTTTGACGAAATAGGCGCTGCGCCAGTTTCTTTTACCCCTAAACCAATTACACCAGGAGAACCTAAACTTCCTCCACGATAAGTCCTAGCATCAACATTTAATGTTCTTTCTGGATTTATTGGATCTACAACAGTAGTTGTAGTAACTGGAGCAGGAGCAGCAGGAGCCCTTCCAGCAATAGCCCTTGAGTTTACAAAATCAATATATGTTCCACGGAATCCACCGCCAGCAGGAGTTTTGGCAAAATTATATTCATCCACCATTGATGGCATTCTTTCTTGACCGATTGCTGTCTTAATTGCTTGAGAATATGCTGCTGTATATTCAGGAGAACCTTCTTTTCCAGCAAGCAATGCCGACTCTCTAGCCAACTGTATTTCTTTTGGAGTTGGTTGTGTTTTTGTTATAGATGCGCTTAATGTATTAAGTTGAAATTTAAGTTTTTCTAATAGCGCATCTTTTCCAGGCGTTTCATCAGGCAAAGATTCGACCTGTAAAATACGACTTTGAATATTTGATAATGCTTCTGTGTTTCTTTGTTCTGGAGTCTTTTTTTCTTCCGTTCTTTGTTGAATTAAAGCTAGTTTTTCTCCGGCTTCTCTTGCCCTCATTGCTAAAGTATCAGCCAAACGAACTAATCCAGCATTTGATGCAGTAATAGAGGCCTGAGCAATAGACTCAGGATTATTCATGTCAACATTGCGAAGAATTTGCTGCTGCTGTGCAATCATCCGTAACTGCGGGTCTTCAGCACCCAACAAAGTGCCAATCCCGCGACCAAGACCCATACCAGCGGAATAGAATCCAGCAGACGCTTGTTGTAAAGGACTGAGTTGAGCAAACTGCATTGCCGCCTTCTGATCTTCTTCAGCCTGAGAGCGCTGATACATCTCAGGAGTAAGACCGAATAAACCGCCTATGATTGAGTCTTGTGCCATGATTACTCCAATCCGCCAATGGCGAGAGGATTGTAACTTCCACCAGAAAAGTCACTTACATAAGGATTTCCAGGCATATCTGGTAAGTATGAATACGGATCAAAACCTCCAATAGTAGGTGCTGCTCCAGTAGAACTTCCGCCAAACCCACCATATCCACTAGCAGTCCTTCCTAAACCTTGAAGGAAGCCACCCATTGGGCTGATACCCTGTCCTGATTGCAATGCTCGTGCAGCACTTATTCCACCTTGTAATAAAGCACTAGCAGCATAAGGACTTGCAATCCTTCCACCTAACGCAGAACCAATCGTAAGCGGTTCCATACCAAGTTGCTCAATAGAGCCAGCAGTTCCAAGACCAGTGGTAAACGGAGCATACGCACCAGTAAGACCCTGACCGTAACCACCAAGTAATCCAGCACCGGTTCCAAAAAGACCCGCACCAAAAGCAGTCTGTTGCTGACCGGCTTGCATGGCTTGAGCAGCTAACTGAGCGTCTTGTTGGGCTAATGCGTTATAGTAGGCTTCCATCTCAGGAGAGGCCGCACCAAGACCAGCAGCACCGCTAGGACGGGCAGAAGTACCGCCTACGGCTAATCCACCTCGACCAGTCTGGAATAACCGGTTTTGCAGTTGAGCAAGTTGGCGCTCTCTGGAAGGCGCTAAAAGCTCTTGTTGCTGTGCAATATACTTTTCTGCGGCTTGTTGGGGAGACTCCGCGAGATACTGTTGACCTAATCCAAATAAGCCAGTAGCGGCGGTCTGTAACGGGGCGTAAAGACCTGGGGCTTGTTCAGCAAACCCAAGACCCTGACCCGTAAGAGCCATGATCCTATCTTGATAGGCTCTAAGCTCAGGAGAGACTGTATATCCAGCAGAGGATACTCGACCAGTCGTAGGATCATACCCAAATTGGGATTGACCGAACCTAGTCGTAATCCCGATGGGACGGAACCGCGCTTCTTCAGCGGCGATCCTTGCGGATTCAAGTTGAGCATCAGCAGATGTTCTGGCAGCAGATTCAGCCGCAGACGCTTGCTTTCTTGCTCCCATATACCCCAAGACGGGGCCGACAAAATTACCCATAATTTTCTCTCCAGAGATACAGCTTTCTAGTTATTCCATCTAAACATTTGTGATTCTCAACTACCTCAAAACCTGTAATCAAAGACCATTTGTACATCTTTTCATCGTCTATAAACGGCATTGCGTATATATCTTGTTTCTGTTTTCTAGCCCAATCATTCCAATCTTTAACAAACTCTTTCTTTATCTCTTTTGTCCATTTAAATACATCCATGTGGACAAATAACAAACCATTTACGTCTTCTGTGTAGATAATGTAATCATCAGTTTTAATTACAGGTATCTTCAAGCAGTCCGTTTCCACATATACACAACAATATAAGGTTGAAGGTTTGCATTAGTTGCGCTGGAACCTTCTGTGCTGTTTGATACAGTAATTCCGGTAGTTGCAGTTCCAGTATTATGCGTTCCATTGAAAGTTTGAGTGTTATTACTTCCAGAGGCAGAATCAACCTGTGTAACACCAGTATCAGTATGATTATGTCCTGGGTCTGTAACTGTTGCAGTGTGAGTATGACTTACAAGCGTTGCATTAGCACTACCACCTGTTTCTTCTAAAGTATCAAACGCTGCGTTTCCAGCATCTAAACCAACTAATACACGACCCGCACCGAACGCAGTCCAAGTACCAAAACCCAACAAAGTAGCTGGGTTTGTGCTTACTGAAGCGTTTGTATAAATAGAACCAACAGGAAATAAAGCAGCCTTAACTGCATCAGCAATATCTTGCACAAATGCAGTTGTGGCTAATTTAGTAGAATCATCAGCAGTAGATTGAGTTACTGCTGTGGTTCCAGTCGGAAGAACAGGTGATCCGGTAAAGGTAGGACTTGCTGTGTCTGCTTTTGTAGAAATAGCAGTAGCAATGTTATTGAATTCTGTGTCAATCTCAGTACCTTTGACGATCTTATTAACATCGCCAGCAGATAGAGAATCTTTTGTCGCAAAATTCGTGCTTTTAACATAATTTGACATGATTGTTCCTAGCTAAGTTTTCCGTTCTTGGCCTGAATCTCGATCTTCTGAATACTTAATGCAGCGCCGTTAATATCTGACTCGTAACCTGTTTGAACTAATTTACCTGTTCCAGTACCAGAAACTGTTAATGTCTGAATAAGTTGCCCATTACTGTAATACGCAATAGGCGATCCATTTGCACCATATTCAGCAGTACCGTATTCAGAAATTCCTTGAATGGGAATTTGTGCGTTATCTGATAAGTAATTACTACTTAAATCAAATGCCCATTTGAAAGTGACGTATTGATTAGTTCCACCAATAACGACAATGGAGATTCTTTTAAGTACAGAAGTCTGAGATACGTTACCTAAGTCGGCGTAGTTAGTGTAATACTGCATCCTATATGCAGAACCGTCATCCTGGTATCCGGTATATTTCATTACATAACCAGTTTTACCTAATAACAGATCGCCATTTGCTTTAGAGTAAAGAGCTTTAGGGTCGATAGAGTTCCAAACAGTAACCCTGGAGGAACCGTCTTGTAACTGGCCTCTAGTATCAAAGCAATAAATCTGTTTTACAGAAGGTAAAGTAATCAGATAAAAAGCGTTTCTCTCAGAGAATACAGATTTAATCTTTGTTAAATCTTCACCTGAGACGATATTCATCAAGTCATTTCGCACATTCTTGGAAAGATCGCGGAATGGAAGTGACTTCTCTTGAATAGTTCTAAGTAAAGAACGAACTCCAGTGTTTGATAAAAACAACACATCAGTACCAATAGACTTAACGCTGTCTCTAGCGATACATCCTGTACCTATGATTGCGTCATCAATAACCAAGTCCGCAGGAGTCGTTGCGTTTTTATATACAAGAATCTGATTCTTGCCGAAGATAAATAAGTATCCGTTATGAGAGGCAAGAGCTTGGATTTCATCAACACCCTCACCCCAAACCCTAGATACATCAAGACTTCCTGCGGTTCCGGTATCCCAAATGTGTCCAGCAAGAAGGTCTGAGAAATAAAGCGTAACCTTATCGGTAGAGGTATTAGCTACCCATAATCTACCGTAAGCACTTAAAGCGATATTCGCACTGGGAACAGTACCAGAATATCCGGTCTTTTCAGAGACTCTGCGATACGTTGTATTACTTACAGCAGGATCGTATATTAACGGGTCATGTCCTGTCTGAAAGAAGTATGCGATATTGTTTAATGTCGCAATACTCCAGTTATTCGCAGTAATAGTAGGGGCAGAACCACCGCCACCGTAAGTAAGCTCAACGACAGCATTACTAGAGTTAAGTTTGAATAACTTATTATTCGCAGCAAATAAAACAGTTGACGTACCATCAGATTCAATAAGTTCGTGTAATGCTTGAACTTCGTTAGAACCTAAAGAACCAGAACTGGAGTTTACCTTTGTATAGCCTTTTCTTGATCCAATACGGCCATATTGGTCAATAATACAATTAGTCGCATTTAGAGCAAAACCAGAGGCCAAGTCTAAAGGAGAGTCTTGGGTGTTTAATCCAAAGAACCCTGGTGCTGCGATAGCAAATATTTGAAGTGGTTGCGCCATTAGATAGCAATAAACTCTTGAGATTCAGGATAACGAGTGGCTTCTAAAGCAATGTAATCTGACAGCATCTGTCTATAAAGAGCGTAAGCCTCAGAGCTGTTAAGTCCGCCATCCTCACCACGTTCTACTAAAGCCCTAGCGTATGCGTTTTGAATTACAAGATCGTCTGCTACTTTAATAACAGTAGAATCTGAGGACAGTTCAGCTTGAGGGATAATCAGCGAGAATTTAAGTGAGTAAGTATTGTCAGGAACAGGGAATACGTTTACTTTTGTGTCGTAACTACCGTCTACACCGTTAAAAGCATAATAAACAGGGATATTCTGAGCTGGAGTTCCAAAGCTCAAATACCGGTTCATCTCAGCAAATGAGATATTTTGCAGAGGGATTTGAGACGTTACGTTAATTGCATCGGATACGCGGAACTTATTACCGCTACCAGTAACAGAATATGAACTAACTCCAGCAGAGGTAGTTACTGTTACGTTGGAAAATAATGCGTTCCAATTAAAGGCATCCTCTACTTGTCGTTTTGCATCATTTACAAATCGACCAATAAGAGTAGAGTAAGATGTTTGAGTAACGGTAGATACCTGGACTTCACGGAGCCTGACCAGAACATCATTAACCGCTTGTAAGTATGTTTTGCTCATTCTCGTTGATTACCTTTAAGAACAAAAGTCAATAGAACAGTAAAAGCACTTCCAGCTTCAGGAGTTACTTTAACTTGATCGCCTTCCTCTAAAACAATCGCAGCGTTACCGTCAAATTGCAGATAATCTTTAGAGTTAAAGTTGTATTGACTTAAAACATCATAAGAAACTGCTGCGCTGGAGTCGTACCAAGTCAAAGTTATATGCTTGGTTGACCCGCTTGTGTTATGAATATAAGAAAGATTCCAGAGCGCACGATACCCCGTCGGCACTGTGTAAAGTGTCGATGTTGAGCCAGCAGTCGGGTTTGCGCCTACAGAAAGTTCCCGCATCAGAATCCTTTATGTATCAATAAGGAGGCCCGATGCGGGTTGTCACCTAGAGGTTTTGCAGAGAATACCATAAATCAAAAGGAAATCACCACTTAACCTTATCCGCCCAAAAAGCAGCGGATAGCTTACCTTTAGCAATGTTTTGTGCGTGTCTTGCTTTAAATGATTTCCGTCGAGCTTTGTCTGCTTCTGATTCTCCAGCTTTAGGAGGAGAGCCAGATACACCTTGTTGACCAAAACGAATCAATTTAACAGTATCACCAGACTTAGCCAAAACAGCGTGGCTTTTAGTCGGATGGCTTGGGGTTCTCTTTGGTTTGTTAAAACCTTGAAACTGCTCTTTACCCCTTTTAATCATTATCGACCTCTTTTAACAGTCTTTTTGGCTGCTTTAAACGCTTTCGCGGTAGGTGCGCCCTTAGTTCCAGGCTTTTTCATTTTCTCACCGCTACCAGCGGCGATCCTAGCGCGTTTAGCATGGATATTTGAGTAGAGTCCTTGTTTCATTTGCGCTTCCTCGACATTCCAGCTTCAGAGAGAGCAATAGCAATGGCCTGTTTTTTTGATTTAACAACTGGGCCTTTCTTTCCAGAATGTAGACTTCCGGCTTTATATTCCCGCAGGACTTTAGCTACTTTCTTCTGACCTTTCGTTGCTTTCATATTTGCCTTTCGTTATAGGGCCACCGACTAACCAGGCATTGCAAGTGCGGTCGGCAGCACACTTGAAATGGAACAGTTCACAGTAACCCAATTTAGCGGTTTCAATGACCTGTTCTTCATATTCCATAGGGCTTTTTTCTTCGCCTTCCATGCCATTTTTAATACATTCCAGCATCTCAGGAGTTTGAATAAAAGCAGCGCAGTTCCCACACCGCATAGTCTTAACTTGATCGGTTGGAGAATTATACATTTTGGCCTTTTTTAACCAAAACGCATCGTTAGGTTCATTAGGATTTGCAGGGCCGTAACCATACTCTTTAAAAGCATGATTCCTGTTTTTAAGGTTAATTCCTACGTCTTGAGTCGCAATAGGACACTGAGCGCCAAACAATCCATTTTCCATGATTAACCCGTTTTTCTTGGTCGGCCAACTTTAACTTTAGGAGCTAAAAAAGGGATATTTACCCTTTCCTGTGGTTCTTGCTTTTCTTCATCAATACGGACATAACCGGCGTGTCCTTTCATTGATTCAATATCGTGCGGTAAAACAAACTCAACTGTATTGCCACTTTGTAGACATTTATAAAGTGCCATATTTCCCTCTCAAAAGAAGGAAGGGCTACCTTTCGATAGCCCCTCCAACTAATTAGGCCGGAACAGCCAGAGCGTAGGCGGAGCTAGAAGTAGCCACACCAGAGCTTGCCGACGTACGCATCGCCTTAACACCGTACAGGGTATCGGCGGTGTACAGCGTAGCCAGATATTCCTGTTTGTATTGGGTTTGCGAACGGATACCGACTTGCTCAACCAGAACCATCGAGTCACGATGACCCATCAGGCAGATACGATCCGCACCGCTGTTACCCGCGCCGGTGTCGGCGTTGGAGGTAACAAACACGGGCATACCGTACAGGTTGCCAATTTCACCATTACGGATGGTGTTGTTGGAACCAGCCTCACCAACGAACGCTTGCTCAGTGTAACGAGCGAGGCCCATCAGCGTGTTGCGGCTCGACGGCGGGATGATGAAGAAACGACCGTCCATCGGAACGTCGTTGTCATCAAGACGCTGAATCGTGCGACGAATCGCAGCGTCCGTCAGAGCAGCAGCGTTCGAGGTAGTGCTGTTGTACGCGGTCGTGCCATCCGAGCCGATGTACGCTTTGGTCGAGGAATTCGACGTAGCGTAGTCGTTCGTGCCAACAGTCGCGCCGTTGAAAGAACGACCCAGGCGGATCAGGTCGGTATCGACTTGACGAGCCAGAGCGTAGCCAGCGTCTTCCGTGTAGAACGAACGCAGCGAGGACAGGGCTTGAACTTCAACGATGTCTTCGATCAGGCGGCTGTATTCGTAGTGCTTGTCGATCAGGACTTGCACTTCCGATTCCGTCGCGGCAATCAGGGTAACAGCGGTCGAAGCAGCTTTGGCCGAGGCCGAACCACGGGTGGGCGAAGGAACGTGAACGGTGTCACCTTTCTTGCCTTTGTAGTTCATGCGTTTGACCAGATTGGCCGCAACAAGGTTTTTCTTGTATGCGGCAACAATCTCATCACTCCAGATTTCCGGAATGAAGGTTGCTGCGGTGGTGGTGGTTACTGCTGGGGTAGGGAAAGCCATAGTTAATTCTCCTTAGATTATTTAACTCTGCCCTCTTGATATGCTTTCATGATCTCATCGCTGAGAGCTTCATATCGTTGAGGGTCAGTCATTTTTAAACGGATCAGGTCAGCCCTACGGTAGACTCGACGTGAAGACTCTCCAGAACCACCGGTATCAACGGATGCGGCTTTAAGACTTTGCTTGCGGACTTCTTTACCATCATTTTCCGTTTGCTTTGACTTAATTGAACGCAACGCTTTATAGGTGGATAACAATTCATTAGCACTGTCGTAATCAAACTCACCATCTGCTTTAGCGTAAAGCCCAAGACGTACAGGACTTTCTTTAACCCAATTAACAAAGTCATTGTTTTGAACAATGTCAACGTAATCAGGATGGTCTTTGCTGAGTTTTTGTTGAATCTGCATCTTTTTAAACTCATACGTGGCCTGTTTTGCAGCTAAAACATCAGGATGTCGATCTACAGTATTCTGAATAGCTCTTTTCGGGTCTTCAAAGAAATCTACTTCAGGCTCTTGTTGCTGGATGTTTTCTTGATTCTTATTGATATTCTGTTTAATGAGTTCATCAGCAAGTTTGCGGACTTCACCGACTTCTTGAGCTTGTTTCCCAATGAGCTTTTCAGCCTCCTGGTGCATTTTAATAATGTCATCCAAAGACTTACCCTGATACTTCTCAGGGATTTCATTAGAATTTTGCTCTACGGTTTCTTCCAACTTTGCTGGTTCTTTTTCATCAATCGTATCAATTTCAGTATCAACTAACATTTTTTTATACCTTTCCTGCCGCTATGGGTTGTAGGAGATTAACTCGCCAATAATTGGTTAAGAGTTAGCTTTCTGTTCCGACTTTAACTTTTCACGATGAATCCGATCAAATCTGCCATGAGCAGAGGGAAAATGACCAGACCATCCTTCCAACTTAAAGGACGGAGCAGAGATTAGGCGCGAAGCTGTCGCACCACAGTCACACAGAACGCTATTCTGTTGATATTCAACGTAGCGATCTAATTTATGCCCGTTTTCACAGGCGAATTCATAAATACGTTTCATTTCTCGCTTAAATCTTCGTATGCTCTTTCACTTATTTGTTTAAGATTCTTTAACCAGGTAAGTATAGAAAGTTCACCTCTCTTAAACTGTAACTGAGAATCATTCTCAATAAGTGAGATATTGTTCAAAGCATATATCATATTATCAATATCTTCAACAAGGTCTTTCCATCCTTCTGTTGCCATCATGGAAAACCTGTCTTCATAATACTTTTGTAACTCAGGAGTCATTTTTTTCTTCTTTTTTCTCCAGAGCGTTTTTTAACAATCCAAAGAAAGCATCGCGTCCAACCTGGAGTTGATCTACGTTAAACCTCGCGGAAGCCAGTTTCCTGTCTAAATCCGCAACGTGATTAACGAGTGCTTGTTGCTCTTGCGTCATGTCTTCAAATTGATACTCAACACCATCGATGCTGATAGGGGTCTTTTCGTTTTTACCCATCTCAGTTTCTCCTTTAATTACCGCTGAAATCAGGCAGCGGCAGCCTGTTGCCAAGGATTAGGCAAGGTTTGAATAGCCGGTGCAATCTGTTGCTGAATCTGCTGCTCTACGGCAAGTTGGGTAGCGTCTTTATCCACACCGCTACTCCAGCACCAGCCCAAGACTTGGTCTTGAGTCAGTTGTTCATATGGGGTGAAATCACCGCCAGAGTAGGCAAATCCGCAGGTTCCATAAACGCTTCCGTGGGTGTCAGCAAATACACCATTGCAGCGCCAGTGGGCAGTGATTACAACATCACTTTGACCATCCTGCTGAGTGGCGCATTGCATTTGTTCGATAATCCAAGTGAACTGGGTTTCCATGTTTTTTCCTTATGAATGATGCCTATGCTCATCTTTTTCAACTAACAAAAAGCCATATATTGCTAAACCAACAAAAACCAAAATAGGGATAATAAGTAACATCCAAGTGAACTTTGCTTCCATTTATCTTTCTTTACAGCCATCCAATAGATTTACAGTCAGCGACTCGCTCAGGCCAGTCTTTCAAGTATGAATCTGAATCTGTGTATTCTTTTTTTGTTCCATCTTCATTAGTAACAGTCAGAACTTTATTTTGAAAATCAAAATTTATTGATTCCATAGTTAGATTACCCTATAAGTAAACGAAAAATAATAATCACGATTTCCAGCATCAGTTAGGGTTCCAATAAACCTTGCCGTATCACCAGCAGCCTCTGCGTATATTGAACCACCAGCACCATCAGAACCGGAGAAAGTGCCGCCCAACTGCTGTGAGGATGTCAGCGCACTTGCCACCGGCAAGGTCATGTCTAGAGTTATAGATCCAACAACTGTTGGGTCAATATCTACCCTTCCTGCTACAGTAACAATATTTCCAACACGCATGTAACCAGCGTTGTACGCCGTGCTAGCCGCTATGTTGGTGACGTTAGTCAGTGTGGCTGTGTAAGTGCCACTAAATATGTTTCCGTCAGAAGTGGCTGGTGAAGTTACGCCAACTTTCGCTGTTTTAATCCCGCCATTAACATCCATGAGACAAGCCGGCGAACTCGTGCCAATACCTACGTTACCGGAGGAGTCGATGCGGGCGCGTTCGGTG